ACGATAGACTCATTGCATTGCAGCAAGACATGAACAGCCAAACTCCAGTCGAAGTCGAAGAGGCGATCCGTCTCAACTCGTTTAGCCTTGCGAAGTTTGTGGTTGAGAGTTTCGACCGTAACAGTGTTGGTAGTGCGGTCGTCCATCTCTCTCAAGCAGTCGATAAGGAAACAGGCGAATCTTATGTCGTGTTGAGTTGGTCAAGGGACGAGGAAGATGGACGATAAGCCAAAAACTCTATTCGCGTTGAAGGTGTCAAGGGACAAAGGGTTTCTTCAAGACATGTGGTACATGTTTATTTTGTTTTCCATTCTTGCAGCGGCTGCGCTTGTTGTATCGCTTATTCAGTATGCGTTTTGCAATTCTCTTTACCCTGACATGGGGTTTAAAGACTGTATGGTTCAAAACTTGTTTGAGAGGAAGAGATGACACTATTGGCAATATTGGCAATTGGAGCTTGTACCTTTTTTACTTGATCGTAAAATATGATCAATTGTAATGTTTACTCAATCCAATATTGGATCGAGCAACCGACAAAGCCTTGCCGACACGAGAGAACTTTAGTAGCCTGGTCTAAATAATATAAATTTAGAGGCTACTATGAAACTATCCTACGAACGCGTTGATATTAAGTCCTTAAAGTTTGATAAGCGTAACGCACGAAAGCACGACGCCAAGAATATCAAGGCGATAAAAGATTCTCTTTTAAAGTTCTCTCAGCAAAAACCTATCGTAGCCATGGAAGACGGCACCGTAATAGCCGGCAACGGAACGCTTCAAGCGGCTATAGAACTAGGATGGGAAACAATCGACGTTCACTGGACAACTTTAAATAAAGAAGAGGCGATAGCTTATGGCCTCGCAGACAATCGCAGCGCTGAACTTGCTGTTTGGGACGACGAAAACTTAAAAGGGCTGTTAGATGAACTCGACCAATCAGGATGGGACTTGGACGGCTTAGGTTTTGACATCAACGACTTCAAAACTTCTGATGTGGATTACTCAATAATAGACGACAACGGCCAGTCACAGAATCTGGACGACATGAGGTCTGACACAAGGAAAGCCATACAAATCGAATTCGAGCCCGCAGACTACGAACAGGCCACCGCTCTAGTAAAGCTTTACAGAGAAAAAGGCATTTATGTTGGCAAAATGCTAATAGACTGTTTGATGAACAAAAAAGGTAGCTTATGAAAATATTGAGCTCGGAAATAAACGGTATAAAATTCTTTCACAGAGAAAACACATCAGACCTAAAAACCTTTGAAGAGGTTATTGGGAAAAACGTTTATCAAAAACGCGGCAATAAAATAAACAAGGGAGACTTCTGGTACGACTGTGGCGGCAACGTGGGTGCTTTTTCTCTCTTAGCCTGCTCTCTTGGTGCTGAAACAGAAATATTTGAGCCAGACCCGTTCAACTGTGAGATGCTTGAAAAAAACCTAAAACTAAATGGTTATTCTTCTAAAATTAACCAGGTAGCATTGGTCCACAACGACCAAAAAGAAGCCACACTCTTTGCGGGTAACAACGGAAACTTCTGGAGAAACAGTCTTCTCAAAAACTGGAGCGGAAAAGGTGTTAAAGTTAAGTGTGTTAATTTTGACGAAGCCCTAAAGCCTGGCGTTAACGTTAAAATGGATATCGAAGGTATCGAAATGCCCATAATTGAAACAACCAACAAAACATTTAATAAATTAATATTTGAATGGAGTTTTGATATTGATCCCGACTTAGAGCGCTATTGGAGAGTTCTGGACAAGCTGGGGATTCACTACGAAATAAAATGCAAAGAATTTAAAAACAAAGGTGTTACTGTCTGGCCCAAATCTTGGTTTCCAGCCTGTGAAAACGTTTTTTGCTTTAGGAAACAACAAAAATGAAAATTGTTCATTTAATTCAACAACAGCATCAAACTAAAATAGGTGACGTCTGCGGACCAATCGAACCAAACATTACTGAAGACTCTTTGTTTTATGACGGAGAAGAATTAATTGGGTTTTACCTTCGAGACTTGTCAGAACACAGCGAGAGAGCCGCTAAGCTGGCCAACTTGGCCAACGCAGAACTCAGGACCGACAGGGTTCCTAAGTCTACCATGAAGAGGTCTTCAGGATTCACAAGCGATCAAAAGGAAAAAGAAGTTCTTCAATACTCCACCATCATTGGCAGCTGTCCACCAAAGCCTCACATGCGTAGACCTTACCCGGCTCGTAGTAGCGTCCACGGAGTTCGATCAGCCGACACTTTTGTGAAGGCTATGTTGCAGCTTTGTTACGAGGGAGAAGAGATTATAAAACAAATAGCTCCCAATATCTTTGCGAGGCAAGAAGAAATTATCAAAACAAAGATACCTGAAAAATGGCGTTTTGGAAGGTTGTTCACCAGCAGTATTTCCAACTACAACATATCGGCACCTTTCCACCGCGACGCGGCTAACCTCGAAGGTTGCGTTAATATAATCATCGCGAAGAAATATAGAGCGGACGGCGGAAACACCACGGTCCCAGACTATGGGGCTACCGTAGATAGCCGAGACAATTCTATGTTGGTTTACCCTGCTTGGAAAAACGTCCACGGGGTTACACCGATAGAAATAAGAATGGAAGGCGGATACAGAAACAGCCTTGTTTTCTACCCCCTCAAGGCTTTTGAAAACTGTTGAAGGTGAAACGTTTGTTCTGAGAAGTTTAGATTAAGCAGCAATATATGAAGAGAAAAAAATCAGTATAAACATTATATAAGCTTGCATGGTTGGCCCTCCCTTATATAACTAATCGAAACAAATCGCTTTTTATTTAATTTATTTAGTGTATTGTCTATATACTAAATATTACAGGGGTTTATATGGACAGCTTAGAGGTATTTAAATTGGAAGGGAACTATTATTTATCTAAAACTGGGGTTCTTTTGAAACCCTGTGGTCTCTTTTTGAGAGGATCAAAACACAGGAAATATTTTGCAGCCAAAGTGAACGGAAAATCCAAAGACATTCACAGGTTGGTGGCCGAATCTTTTTTAGAGAACCCTGAAGGGAAGCCATGGGTCCTACACAAAGATGATGACCCGTTTAATAATAACGTAGAAAATTTAAAATGGGGAACGCCAAAAGAGAACTCTTTAGATGTTGTTCTCAACAATTTGGTAAGAAACAAACTAAATAAACCGTTAAAAATTCCAGGAAAAAAGGTAGATAGTTCTCAAATAAAGGCGTTAATATCTTCAAATCTAACTCTTGAAATTAAAAATCTTACTAATTCAAAAAGAGGACGTCGAAGAAGTTTTGGATTTATGAAAGAAAAATCAGACTTAATTAATGAATTTATTTTAAGTTCTTTAAGTTTAGGTTTTTCTGGCAAGTATATTGCTGAGTCTTTAGGGGTGACTCAAGGTTCTGTGTCTCAAAGAATTTGTAAGATGAAAATCAACGGTGAATTTACACTAAATAAAAATATTGAATAAAAACTTTCATAACTTTTGACATAAACCATTAGATTGATTAGAGTTAAGTTATGGCTAATAAACCAAAACAAAAGACTAAAAGACAGGCTATCCCTTTAGAAGAGATGGACAGATTGCGCTCTGAAATGAAACCAGAACCAAAAAGACGAGGCCAACCAACTAAATACGACCCAAAATTTTGCGAAATGATTATTGAACATCTTTCGCAAGGTTACTCGATGGAATCGTTTGCGGGTGTCGTTAGCGTGTCTAGAGATACTATTTATGAATGGAGAGATAAGCACCCTAGTTTCTCCGACAGTATAAATATTGGTCTAAGTAAAAGTCTATTGTTTTGGGAGAAACTAGGTACAGGCGGTACCGTTGGAAAGCTAAAAGGCTTTAATTGTTCTAGCTGGATTTTTTCTATGAAGAACAGATTTAAATGGACCGACCGTACCGAGACTAATGTCAATGGCAACCTAAACGTGGCACCAACTGTCATTTTTGGGATAGACTCCGATGATGACGCAAAAGATTAAAATAACGGTTCCCAAGAAGTTTGCAGGCCTGTTTTCTCCAAATTATAGATATTATGTCTATCACGGAGGCAGGGGGTCTGCAAAAAGCCACAGTATCGCGCGCTACCTTATAGCTGCCGCAATGTCTCAGCCCCTAAAGATTCTATGCGCCCGTGAGCTACAGTCATCTATTGCCGACTCAGTGCACAAGCTTTTATCGGATGTTATATCTCTATACAAGTTAGGCGCCTGGTTTAACGTTGGAAAGGCCGAGATTACTTGCGTTAACGGAAGTTCTTTTATATTCAAGGGTATCGCGTTTAACGTCGACAGTATTAAATCTACAGAGGCCGTGGATATATGTTGGCTTGAGGAAGCGGACAGGGTTACTCAAAACTCTTGGGATATAATCATACCAACAATTAGAAAGCCCGGTAGTAAGTTTATCGTTAGCTTTAACCCAACGAATGACGATGACCCTGTGTATAAGATGTTTGTAACCACGCCGCACCCGCAAGCCCTTGTCACAGAGGTTAACTGGCGAGACAATAAGCACCTGTCTCAAGAGCTTATAAAAGAAAAAAATTACATGATGGAGACGGATTACGAGAAATATCTGCACGTTTGGGAAGGTAAAACCCGAACCGTAAGCGACGCGCAAATATTTAAAGGCAAGTTTGTGGTGCAAGAGTTTTCCAGCGAAGGGGTCAACGCTTTCTACCATGGCATGGACTTTGGATTTTCTAAGGATCCGAGCGTTGTTATTAGATGCTTTATAAAAGATCAGAATCTTTACATAGACAAAGAGGGATACGGCCACGGGGTTGAACTTTCGGAGCTTCCCGCGTTAATGAACAGCGTGTTGGCAAGCCGGCATTACAAGATACTTGCCGATTGTGCTAGGCCTGAGACCATTAGCCATCTGGCAAACTTAGAAGGTGGCGGATATAATATCAAAGGGGCCAAGAAATGGAGCGGATCGGTTGAAGACGGTATAGAGTTCTTAAAGAGCTTTAGAAAGATAGTGATCCATCCGTCGTGTCCAAATACCATAAAAGAGTTTCAAAAGTATTCTTTTAAGATAGACAAACACACTAATGAGGTTTTACCAATTGTTGTAGACGACTGGAATCATTGCATCGATAGTCTTAGGTACGCCTTAGATGACATGATTAAACACAAAGCATCCATTTACGACGCGGGATTTGTTTAGGCCGTTTCAGAAATAGTATGTTAATGGTCAAACTAAATGTGTCAAAGAATTGTCAATTGAGTATGGGATTAATTATGCAACCCTGTCATCCAGAATAAACAAAGGATTAGATATACTTGAAGCTTTAGGTATTTAAAACTAGACTATAAACAAACCAAACTTTAAATTGAGGTCATCACATGGACGGTGAGATTAAGACTAACGAAGCGACAATAAACTCTGTTGCTGAATCTAAGACCCTTAGACAAAACGCTATCGGGGACTTCCTCGCGGCCCTTGGTCCAAATATGCCAACCGCACCTTTGTCTAGCGCTGCCCCGTTTATGTATAACAACCGATATAGCTCTATCACCCTAAACCGGATGCTTGTAGCTGAGATGTACCAAGAGCACGGTGTGATACAAGTCATCTGCGATCAGCCTGTCGACGATGCTTTTAGAGGCGGGATCACTCTTAAGATCCCGGAGTTTGACGACAACGATATCAAAAAGCTTGAGCACTTTATCAGCAAGAACAATATCCTGAACACTTATGCACAGGCGTGCAAGTATGCCAGAACTTACGGCGGTAGCGGTGTTATTATAAACGCGGGCCAGGATGAAAAAGAGCCTTTTAACATCAAAAGAGTTAAACAGCATACACCGCTTGCTTTCTACGCTGCAGACAGGTGGGAGCTATCTTATACGCCTGATGGTATGGGTGTGGATCAGTTTAGGACTAATGACGTCGAAAGACCTTATAACTACTACGGGCACGTATTACATAAAACCAACGTGATCAAGATCAACGGCAAAGAGGCTCCTTCAATCCTTCGTGGCCAGTTTGGTGGTTGGGGTGTCTCAGAGCTTGAGCGTATTGTGAGAGCATACAATCAATACTTAAAACACCAAAATGTCACATACGAAATGCTCGACGAAGCTAAGATTGATATCTACAAGATCAACGGATTTAATAGCGCCATGTCTACTCCGACAGGTGCTGTGCAGACGGCTTACAGGGTTCAAGTAGCAAACTCGATTAAGAACACTGAAAATTCTTTGGTACTAGATAAAGAAGACGACTACGAGCAAAAGTCTTTGCCTTTCTCTGGTATCGCAGAAATCCTAGAGCAAATCAGAATTGACCTAGCGTGTGTTTGCAGATTTCCCATGGCTAAACTGTTTGGCCTAAGTGCTACAGGGTTTGCGTCTGGCGAAGACTCAATTGAAAACTACAACTGCATGATTGAAAACGAAGTCAGGTCTAAGATCAAAGGCGGTCTTATCACGATGATTGAAATATGCTGTCAAAAGCTATTTGGGTTTGTTCCAGAAAACTTAGACTTTGAGTGGAAGCCACTTCGCATTCTTACAAACCAAGAAGAGTCTACAATCAAAAACGATGACCTAAATAGAATTCTTCAGCTAAAGGCTGCAGGTCTTGCGTCTGATGAAACCATCGCGGCTATGATCAACTCTTCTAAAGTATTCCCGATCGACATAAATCCAGACGAAGCAATGGATACTATCGACCCTAACGATGGCGGCGGTGAAGCAGAAGACGATTCTAATAACGACGGCGGACAATGAAAAGAACAAAGATACTAAAACCTATAGAAGTCAAAGACGCCTGGAGCACTCCTTTGGCGCGGGATATCTGGTCCGTTTTTAAGGAAGGTATCTACTCTGAGCTTTTAGAAGCAGTCAAAGTGCCGTATAGCAACGCTTCTGGTTCAGAGCTTGAAGAAGCCATCAGGTCTGGAAAGATTAGGTTTCTTAACGGAAAGTTTTCAGGCCAGTTCACAGCCGCAACGTCCAAGGCTCTTAAAGAGATGGGAGCCGTCTTTGACGCTAAATCAAAAATATGGAAGATACCTCTATCAAGCCTAACTCCTGAGATACAAGGCGCGGTGTCTGCAGCGGCTCGGAGTGTTATTGCTCAGCAAGCTATTATGGAGACAATCTTAACCAGGATTGTTGACAAGGTCAAAATATTGACCCTTCAAATACCGATTGCAGACATTACGCAAAAAACTTTGTCAAAGGTAGACTCGGCCTTTAAAGAAACAGTTTTAGAAAAGATGTCAGTACAGCCCGAGCTTACTGGACCTGATGCTATACGCTTTGATGAGCGCTATGTTAAGTCCGTGACTAGACCGATCAAAAAGGCTTTAGTTGTTGAAAACGAAATAAACATTCAAGGCTCTACAAATAAGTTTGCCGAAGAAGAAGTGATCAAACTTAGAGAAGAGATTTCAGCTTGGGTTAAGTCTGGAAAATCTCGCAAAGGCTTGGAAGACTTGATTGACGCGCGTCTTCGTGTTGGAAAAGATCGTGCAAAGTTTATAGCAAAACAAGAGACGTCTCTTTACACATCACAGTTTAAGCAAGCGCAGTACGCTAGTGCTGGGATCAAAAAATATAAATGGAAAGCCGTCATGGATTCTCGAACCAGAACTTTACACCGGGAACTAGACGGTCAGATTTTTTCGTGGGATAATCCACCTGTAGTAGATTTAAGAACACAAGAGCGCGGCCATCCTGGAGAGGCCTTCGGACCTTGCAGATGTATCGCTCAACCAATAGTGGAGTTTGACTAATGGAAAGATTGCCCTTTGGTAAAACAATAAGAATGCCGTGTATGCGCAAAGGATTATGCGCCTATCCAGATGAGGTTATTTTGCTAGGCCAGGACGTGCTAACGCAAATGTCAAAAACTGCACACGGGATACCCGTAGTCATCGAGCATCCAGGTGTTCCGATTGATGAAGAGTCCATAGAAAGTATTGGAATCCACGGACGGGTTTCAAGTATGGACTACGACGCAGAAAGAGACGAATGGTTTGCAAACTTTGTAGTTGATACCAAAGAAGCCGTTGAACTTCTTCAAAGTGGTTACGGGGTGTCCACTGCTTGGTATGGTGAGAAGTACGGACATGGCGGGACCATGAACAACGTCCCATACGACAAAGAGCTGATGGGCGCGGTTTACGAGCATTTAGCAATCGTTCAAAGTCCGCGTTACGAGATGGCAATGAATCCTATTTTTATGAATAGCAAGGACAACTCTTGCAAAGTTGAATCAAATATGTGTACCATTGAAGATAAACAATCAGATCCTGCCGGGGGTAAACAAATGAAATTTAGTTTGTGGCGAAATAAGCGCGACGAAATTAAAGTGAATGAAGGCGACGAAGTCATGGTTAACGTTGGCGGTGAGGAAAAGAAACTCAACGAGTTAATCGAAGAATACAAAAAATCAAAAGAAGAGCCTGCTAAAAAAGCTAGCAAAGTTCTTACAGAAGAGGACATGGTCGATATCGACGGTGTGTCTATGTCTGTAAAAGAACTTATTGCAGCTGTTCAAGGCCGAAAAGAAGCGTCAGTTCAAATGGACGTTCCTGCTAAAGAAAAATTAGAAGGATTCGACCTTCAAGACAAAGACGACAAAGCTGGTCTTGCTGATGCTGTAAAAGGCAACGGCGACGACGCTGATGAAGACGACAAAGAAGAAGCAAAGACAAACTCTAGATTTCAAGATCTAAAAGAAGCTCACGAAAACGGCAAATACGAAGAACCTGAAGAGGCTTGGATCTCTACTAATAAAAGAGTTGAGATGGGCAAGCTTCGTTATGGTTCTGCGGCTAAAACAAAATAACTATAAGGAAACATAACCATGGCTTTATTGCAAAACCAGTTTAGCATTAACACTACAAAAGGCACAAAAGACAGCGGCGTTTCTGTTGCTGCAGAGTTTTATTCTGCAAACTCAAGCGACACAATCACAGCCGGTGAATTTGTAATTATCGCATCAACCGTTGCGCCGAACGTTACAAAAGTAAGCGTCGGAGCTGACACTGCCGGTAAATACTACGGTGTTGTTCTTTCCAACATTCAAAAAGATAGTTGGGGAGTGGGCGAGAAATTAGAAGTTGGTATCTTAGGATGTATCGTTATGCTTGAGGCTTCGGCGGCAATCGCTGCAGGCGCTTCAATCATGTACGATCCAGCAACTAAGAAAGTGGCTACTAAGACATCAACCAACACAGTAGTGGGTATTGCTCTTGAGAACGCTTCTGCTGATTTATCTTTGGTTAGATGCTTGATCAACACTCCGATGGTTTAATAATTTTTAACAACTAATTTAAAGGATGTCACGGATGACAATTTCTAAATCAGGTAAGTACGAGATTCGCCAAAATAGCTTGGGTTACCAACAAGTCATCTCTACCTTGACTGCCGTCGGCAAGCAAGTTTCAGAGCAAAAGTTTTATACCCTAGCACCTGCAGATTTTATGCCGGTTGTTGTTGGTAATGGTTCTTACCAAAACCAAATCATCAACTGGCGCTCATTCTCTAAAGATGAAGGATTTGAAACCGGCGTCATGCAGAATGCCGCGAACAGCCAACGTCTAAGTTATTCAGACGCTGCGTTTGATGAGTTGCCTCAAGTAATTTACTCATGGGCTAAAGGCCTAGAGTGGAACACCTTCCAACTTGAACAAGCGATGAGAGCTAATAACCTTTTCTCGATTATCGAAGCAAAAGAAGTTGCGCGTCGTAAATCTTGGGATCTAGGTATTCAAAAAGCTTGCTTCTTAGGATACGGCTCAACAAAAGGTTACATGAATCAGACTGGCGTAACGGCTAACACAACCGTTATCTCCAAAAAGATTTCTACTATGACCGCGGCAGAGTTCAACACCTTCTTAGGTGCTCTCTACGGATCATACCGCACAAACTGTAACTACACAGCTAAGCCGACAACCTTCTCAATGCCTGAGACTGATTACAACGCTTGCTTAAACTTCCCTGACGTAACGTACCCAATGCGTTCTCGTTTGGACCTTTTAGAAGACGCTCTTAAAAGAGCCACATCTAACCAAGGGTTCAAAGTATTGCCAAACGCTTACGGCGATAAAGCAAACAACGGTACAGCAAACAACATCTACGTTTTATCGAACTACGATGAAACTTCTTTGAAAGTTGATTTGCCTCTTGACTACACCATGACTGCGGCTGGTACAGTTAACGGCTTTACTTTTGAAAATGCGGCTTTCGGCCAGTTCTCTGAAGTGGTAGCATTAAGACCTGCAGAGATGATTTACTACACAAACACAGCATCATAATTTTGGAGTATTTATGTCAGAGAAAAAAGATAAGCACGAAGCACCTAAAGAGAAAAAAGTAAAAGTTTTATCTCTTAGAAAAGGTGACGTCGAGTTAGAAGGTGGTTTGGTTCTTAAATACAAGCAAACCGTCGAAGTATCTCCCGAAGTTGCTGACTGGCTAGTTGATTCTTTCAAAGAATTGATGCTTAAAGTTTAAGATTTTTCAAGGAAATCCCGCGATGATCACGCCTCAAGACGTTACAATTGACGACTTTAAAACGTGGTTCTCGCGGGACTTCTTATATGAAACGCCCGTCGGCTCTATCATCCCAAAACCAGGGTGTCCAAATAACTACGTCAGGGATACTGATATAGAAAAAGCTTTTCTTGAAGCTCAGCAAGTGTTCAATCCTGGCTTGTTTAGCACAGACGAACAATTAAGAATCCCGTACTATTATTTGACAGCACACTACTTGGTCAATGACTTGCAGACATCAGCTCAAGGCGTCGCGTCGACTCCTTTTTCAATGGTTACCAGTAGAACTGTTGGCAGCGTGAGTGAGTCCTATCAAATACCTGAGTGGATGGTTAAAGATCCGATTCTGTCTGCTTTTGCAACCACACGTTACGGTCAAAAATACATATCAATTATTAAGCCTCTTCTTATCGGCAATGTTCAGATAGCTCTCGGTTGGACAACATTCCAATAAGGGGGTATTATTACTACCGTAGAAATTAAATGGAACGATCAGATCCTTAAAGCCTTGCAAGACGCTATGGCTAAGGATGTCACGATTAAAGTCGGTGTGCTGTCTGATGGAAAGCTTCACGACGATGATAAAATTGGCGCTGCAGGGTTAGCCGCTGTCCACGAGTTTGGCAGCCCGTCAAGAAACATTCCAGAGAGGTCTTTTCTTCGCTTAACCGCGTCGCAAAGGACTGATGACTACAAGAAATGGATTAAAGCTAATAAAGAAGACATTTCTAAATCTATTATCGCAGGTGGATTATCTTCATTTTGTCAAAAAATTGGGGCTTTCTGGGTTTCATGCATTCACGATACTTTCTTTAGAAGTGGATATGGTTCTTGGCCAAAATTAAAACCTAGCACTGTCAAAGCTAGGACCAAAGGAAAGGGAAGAGGTCCAGCTAAACCATTGATTGATACAGGCGCCTTGATGAATTCCATTACTTACGAGGTCACAGAAGAATGATCCCAGCTCTTCCAAATCTTAATAACGCCGTCATGGCTTGGGCTCAACAGCTTGAGTTTGTCGTCGTATCAAAGACGGTAGAGGATTTTGAAGTCGTAGAGGAATATTTTACCTATTGCGTCCTAGGGACCAAGCAACCTCTATCGCCTCAAAAGCTAGCAATAAAACCAGAAGGCCAACGCGAGTGGAAGTGGTACCAACTACACCTATCCCCACAGGCTCAGATAAAAATAGATGACCTTATAAGATTCGGAGCAGAAGACCAATACCGCGTCATGGCAAAATCTGACTATAGCGAATACGGATACTGCTATTACGAAATAGCTCAAGGATTTGAGTAAATGAAAAAAACCGTAAACATAATCTGCGATATCATCCAAACCGAGCTAGGCCTAAAACCTGGTCAGGTTATGGTTTATAATCAGAGATTTAAGATCCCTGCCAATTACGACGTGTTTATTACCGTCGGTGTTTTAGGAATGAAGCCATACTCTAACACTAACAAAGCCGTAAGTAATGTTGCTGGTCTAACTTCCGAGCAAAGCGTTGCAATATCGGAAACGCTTAGCATCAACGTTATGTGCGCAACGACGGCTAGTATAGACGCGTTCCCGTTGGTGGTTATGGCGTTGGCGTCAACATACGCTGAGCAGATGCAAGAAAAGTATCAGTTTAGCTACGGGGTGATTCCAACGTCGGCCAGTGACACATCTTTCCTGGAAGAGACGGAACAGGTAACAAGGCAAACCATAACCTTGCAGTGTTTGCGTTCCTACAGTAAAATAAAACAAATCTCGTACTATGACACGTATGACAAAGAAGTCTTAACAGAACAAGGAGAAGTTCCGTGAGTGTAATTAATATCTCGAACATCGTAAATGTAAGCGTGAGCGCGTCACCTAGCGGATTAGCTCCATACAGCATCAACAACCTTTTGTGCCTAACCAAGGACGTCCCTATCAACGCACCGAGTGGCGGTTATGCCGTGTATACTTCTCCAATTGATGTAGCTACTGATTGGGGTGACAGTAGTGGCGTATATGAAGCGGCTTTGTCCGTGTTTTCGCAATCTCCAAACATCCTAACCGGTGGTGGCGTATTTATTGTGGCACCGCTTCTATCTCTTGAAACAACAGCGGCGGCAATAACCAGGCTTATTGGACTTGTTTATTTTGGAGGCGTAAGCACCACTTATGCGCCTGCCAACGACGCCGAAGTGCTTGCAGCATGTGCGGTTGCTCAAGCTTCACGCAAGCTGTTCTTTGTAGCTTCGGGCGATAGCTCAGATTTAACCGGCCCTAGCGGACTTTTGTTTGCTATCCAAGACGGCGGGTTCAATCAAACCAGAACATTATTTTATACCAAATCAAGCATACAAATTTATTTATGGGGCTATGCAGGACGCGCAATGTCTGTTAACTTCTCTGGAAGCAATACAACAATAACGATGCAATTGAAGCAAATCGCCGGGCTGAATGGGGACGATGGGATTACTCAGACCCTATATGATGCGGCTGAGGCGGTGGGTGCCGACATCTATCCAAGGATAGGCGGAAGGCCTTCGTCTATTTCAAACGGCGCAAATGGATTCTACGACGACATCTACAACTTGAATTGGTTTGTAGGAGCCCTTCAAATTGCAGGGTTCAACTACCTTGCTCAGTCTTCCACTAAGATCCCTCAAACAGAGGCTGGCATGGACGGTCTTAAGGGAGCTTATAGACGCGTATGTGCACAAGCAGTGACGAACAGCTTTTTAGCACCAGGCGTGTGGACGAGTGCAGATCGTTTTGGAAACCCTCAAGACTTTGATAGAAACATCGTAGATTTTGGGTTCTACATTTACAGTCAGCCGGTTGCTCTTCAAAGTCCAGATGATAGGGTGCTTAGAAAAGCGCCTCTTTGCCAAGTGGCCGTAAAATATTCCGGCGCAATCCAGACTTCTGACGTTTTGGTTTTTTTCAACCAATAATTTAAAAAAAAGGAGATAAAAATGGCAACAGTCGCACTAGTTGGCTCAGATACCATCAAGATCAACGAAAGACTTATTACCGATGTACCATCGGGTGATGTTTTAAAACTTACCTATGATTCGGACTCTGTGACCGTAAAAGTTGGTAAAAACGGAAACACCATCTACGCTTTAAATGAGTCTGGAAAAATGTCTAAGGTAGAACTTAGAGTTATGCGCGGAAGTTCTGATGATAAGTTTTTGCTTAGCTTGATGACTTTGCAAAACTCAAACATTTCAGGCTTTGTTTTGATGTCTGGCGAGCTTGTTAAAAGAATCGGCGATGGTCAAGGAAACGTCACAGCAGATAACTATTTGTTAGCTGGCGGTGTTGTTAGTAAGCTTATAGAAACTACATCGAACGTCGAAGGCGAAACCGAACAGGCGGTTGCCGTCTACATGATGACATTCGGTGCGGCGACACGTTCTCTATCTTAATCTTGAGGGTTTTTATTTATGATTAAACATGATTTGCCGTCGGGCGCAGTTTTAGATATTACGCTTCTTCCGTATGAACAGGCTTGGCATATTGCCTCGTTAGTTTTAAAAGAAGTAGAAAAGTTAGACGTAAAGTTTCCTTCTGATTTAGACTTCTCAGATAGTGAAAAATTTACTTCTTATATTCTCGGAAATATTAATGACATAAAAAGCCCTGTTTGTGCGCTTCTATCTTCTCAAAAGATCTTAGAAGCAGCACAAAGCTGTTTTAAGAAATGTCTTTATAACAATCAAAAGATCGACGCTCAGACTTTTGAATCAATAGATGGTAGAAGAGATTTTTTAATTTCAGCATTTTACGCAATTAAAGAAAACGTTTCGCCTTTTCTCGAAGGTCTGCTTTCAAGTTTATCGGCGAGTTAACAGACCACGATTATAAGTTTCCAAAAACGGAGATTACTATGCCGATACACCGTTATAGAATAATGGAGTTGTCGGCCAATGGCTTTGGATCTCCAGAAGTATTATGTAATGAGAGAGTAGATCTTATTATGGATGCTTATGATTATTTGTCTTTTAAAAATAAATATGAAGCCCAAAGCTATTTGATATCAAGGAGTGAAAGCAAATGACTTTAGGTGAATTGGCTTTAAAAGTAGTATTAAAAACTCAGGGGCTTTCGGCTCTTGGTAATATCAAAAAAGACGTAGACAGTACTGCTAAAGATATCAAACCTAAGATTGAAAACTTGGGATCAGCTTGGGGTAAGCTAGGGGAGTCTTTTCAAAAGATAGGCAAAAAAAGTTCAGAGTTCTTTAAAGGTATAAAATCAAAAGGATCTGATTTAAAAGATCTAGCTACCGATATTCGTAAAAGTCATTTGATGATTCTTGCGACTGCTTCCGCTCTGGTTGGAATAGTAAAAAAAGCATCAGACGTTGCCGCAAGCTTAACAAAGTTTCATAATCTGACCGGACTATCTACAAAGAATCTTCAAGCTTTGCAACAACAAGCCGCTGGTAGTGGTGTGAGTCCTGAAGAAGTCACTTCATCAATTCAGTCATTGCAACAAGCGTCGCAAGACATTGCGCTTGGTAAAGGTAATATCGCGCCTTGGGCAGTCCTTGGAATTGACCCGCGACAAGACCCTTTTAAAGTTATAAACGATCTACAAAGAGTTGTTAACAACTTTAGTCCGGCAAGATTTACGTCTTTGGCAAGAGAATTAAACTTATCCGAAGATATGATTAATTTTATAAAAGAAGCGAAGAGTCTTGGATCTTCAGATCAATCGCTGTTACTTTCTGATAAAGAAATTAAAAAGCTAAAAGAATTTAACATATTATTCAACAAGGCTTGGGATAATTCAAAGAGGTCTATACAAAAGTTAGCGGTGTCATTAAAGCCATTAGCTGAAAGCCTTGTTTTTGCTTGGCATAGGTTTAACCTAACAATTATCACAGTCTCACAATCTTTAAGCTATTTAGCAGAACAGTTTGGATTCATATTTAAAATTATAACCGCAATTGGGGCTTTAATATTAGTTGCGTTTTTCCCTCTAACGGCGGCATTAGTTTTGTGAGAAGTTACAGCTTTCTATGGCCATTGAAGTAAAGGTTTTCCATGGGGTTTCTACTGAAAGCTTTCTCCTATTTAAAAACATTCCCTCGATAGCGTTATAG